AGTTTTCTAAGTAGTCATCTATACTAAAGTCATCTTGATGTTGACTTATTGCATATTTGTTCTCTATTTTGTCGGCTAATGCATTACCGTATTGGACTGCCGACACCCTATCCTTCCGTTGTATTTAACATAAGTTAATATCTGTTTCACAGGTTTCCCTTTCAAAAATTTCTCTACTTGGGTTTGCTTAAACCTCCACAGCATTTAAGGGTACAACGAAGCCCCTAAGACAAAAGCCTTTTTATTAGTCTTTTGAATAGTTCATTAAATTTATTGCAGCATTATAATCTCTGTCGATTACTAAACCACATTCGGAACAAACATAAGTTCTGTCAGAAAGTTTTAAATTAGTTTTAATAGCTCCACAACAACTACAAGTTTTTGATGATGGATAAAATCTATCTGCTAAAATAAATTCTATTCCTCTATCTGCACATTTATATTCCATTTGCCTTCTAAATTCATAGAAATATTGGTTTTGAATATGCTTAGAAAGATGTCTGTTTTTTATTAACCCTATCACGTTCAAATCTTCCATAACTATTCTTTGTGGATATAAATTAACTAAATAAGTTGTGGTTTGATGAGTATAATTCTTTCTAATCTTCCTTAGCCGAAAGTACACCTTTCTAATTTCATCTTCTATTTTTATTATATTTTTAGTCTTATCAAAATTGCCATTTGTTCTATACTTTCTTGTTTGGTTTCTATGTAAATGCCTAAGTTTTGATTCCAAATTCTTAACTCGTTTCGATTTGTTTATATTCGGAACTTCTATATGTTTATCTCCTACTGCTACGCTACATAAAATTTTAACCCCCAAATCAATTCCCATATTATAATTATTTAAAGGTTTTATTTTTGCTTGGTTATCGCATAAATCATCGTCAACACACAAAGACAACAACCATTTCTTGTTTTCCCATCTAATCCTTACATTTCTAAATCTATATGCACGATTACCTTGTGGAAATTCATAGCTTGACCGAAATTTTACCTTTCCTAATTTAGCAATTTGAACAGTATCATCAATAAAATAAAATTTTCTTGACTCTACTGGATATGATTGTCTGCCATATTTTTTCTTTTTAAATTTAGGCTTCCCCTTGTCTTTGACAAGAAACCAATCATTAAATGCTCTGTCTAACTCCCTTATTGTTTGTTGTAGAGAGGTTATAGAAATATCATTTAACCATTGGAAATCTTCTTGTTTCTTTAGGTTGGTCAACTTTTTACACATTTTAGTTGCTCCAATTCTGTGTTGTGTCTCATCGTATTCGTTAATTTGAGTTTCTAAACCCCAATTCCAAATAAAACGACAAGCTCCTATATGCCTCCATAATAATTTTTCTTGTTCTTGATTTGGATAAATTCTAATTGTTAGGTTCTTCATTGGTTTTCACCTCCTTTCATAATAAGACTTATATAAAAGGAGGGCGGTGGGGACTTACTCCACCGTACATTACCCTCTATAATAACTTATTAAAGTTCGCTAAACTTGTTGAGTTTTCACTCCATTATGTTTCCATAATGCGTAGACTATATCTCCACCCTTATAAATAAGGGGCACACCGCTTCGATTTAAGGGGGTTTCACCCACTCGCTTGAGCCCTACTCCTATTGAGGAATTTCACCTCCAAGGGATAGTCGTTGAACTTTACTCTATTCGAGTCTTAGCTGCTGATTGCCCAATCTGCTTAATTTTCAAACATTCACGCTTGGTTATATTTCATACCTACGTTGTAGTTTAAACAGTTCTAAGGGGTTTCCAGCAATTCAATGTAAATTTAGTGGTTGCCTTACGGCAAACGGACACTCGATTTAATGTCCAGTTCTAGGTTGCGTCAATGTTAATGTGCCATTACGCCAAGTTTGAGATAAGTTAATACCCTCAGCAATTAACATACTTGTCTGCACATAAGGGTTCTTAAATAACATTTTCTGTTCACTTGTCATAAGCTCATACTTTGCATTATCCATTTTCTTTTCAAGTTGCAACTCATCTTCAAGAAGTCTTAACGTTCCATTATTTAATGCTTTCCATAATGACTTCCACATATTTGAGTTAAGTTCTGTTGTTGCACGCATAGGAATAAGACAAGGTATTGCCTCAGGGTCAACTGTACGCTGTCTATACTCATTAATCTTACCTTGTGCAACAAACTGTAAATCCATTTCGTTACAAAGTCCAAAGCCGTGTGAGTTCCAAACAGTACGCTCAGGATGTTGCCAAGGAGTTGTTAAAGAGTTAAAATAATTCTCCCCCCCAGAGTTTACGTCAAAGATAATATAATCTATGTCTAAGTCCCAGTAAAGTTCCCTCATTCTTTGTTGAACGGCTTTGTCATCTCCACCACTCATACTATCGAGATATTCTAAGTTTCTTGAAACTGTACCATCTTGTTTGCAGATAACACAAATAACAGCTAATGCACATCTATCCGCTTCTTCCGCCTTACCCTCAGCGTTTTCAGTAAACGCCAAGTCAACCGCAAGAATACGATATTCATTGGCTTTCTTTCTGCGGTTCTTATGGTCTACACCCGCATTAAATTCTGAGTTAGTTGGTGGTCTAAGTGCTTTTGTTAATATCTGGTTCTTTTGGAACATATCAAGTGTAAAATATGCCCCATCAGCCTCTCCAACCATTTCATTAAGTGCTTCCATACGAAACGCCAGCTCGTCAGAACCGCTCTTAGACTTACGATATTCAGTCCAAGTTTTTATACCATGATAAATTGCAACAAATATATCTCCTGCATAAAAGTTATATTCATCGTGTCTATCATTATAGCAATTTGTAACACATTTCTTAAATGCAGTCCATATCCAATGTGACTTGAAATGTGCTGAAGTTAAGAATATTTCTTTTGCCTTATCAGCATAAACTTCATCTTGATACTCAGGAAGCCCACGATAAGGAACATTTCTAGGTCGAAGCATTTCTCTAAAGATTGAGTCGTACTTACTCTTTGTCAAAGCTCTTGCTTCTTCTGCTATTAAGATACAGCATCTGTTACCACGAGCAGATTCCTCCTCAGGTAAAACTTTAATGCTTGACCCATTCCACGCATACATACACCTACAGTCATTCTCGTTCCTAAACCATATCAACCCATCTTCCTTCATTTGTCGTAAAATAGGCGAAAGCGACATCATTTCTTTTTCAATCTTTTCTGTGATGATAAGATTTGCCTGCCTAATCGCCGATGAAACTATGACAATTTCATTATTTGAATATAGAAGTAGCATAGCCGTGGAGTAGAGCGCACATGAGAAGGTTTTCTTTTTGTTTTAACAGCAGGCTTTTTATCCTGCTCTCTTATACTTGTACCTCATTGTATAAGAATAGAGTACATTTTCACGCTATTGCACGATGCGTGTGGGACACTCTTGGTGGTATTATATTCTGTCAATAGTTTCAACCACTACTCGTTACGGTGACTAGAAGTGTTATCTTCTAATTTACCTCGGTGTTGTCCTAAAAGAGGTGGAGTTTCACCGATTTTGCCCCATCCATGATTAAGTTATTCGTGCTTATACTTAATCCAAGCAATATAAAGTATTAAATTTATCAAATTTTCTATCTAAATAAATATTACAATCTTGATATAAGTACTTAAATATTAACTCACAAGCTCTAATTTTTCCCCAAAAAATTTGTTTCGCCTTGTTTCCATCTCTTGATTGTATTACAACTTTTGTAATGCTTAATTCTCTACACAACACATCTCTTAATCCACTTAAAAATTTTTCCGTTCCCATAAATGATAAGGAAACTCTTTTCTTTTCGTGATTAATGTGTATACAACCATCTCCATCAAAATAACCTCTTATAAAATGTCTTATAAGATGGTCGGGAACAATATCAGAAGTCGGAAAATCTAATATTAATGATTTATTAGGAGTGCAACCTAATCTATTCAAATCCTCACAAATTTCACGATTACAAAACGTGACTTGATTGTTATAAAATACTTTTCCATTCAGTTTTGTTTCTCTGTCTCTTATTATTGTGTCAGATTGCAAACTATTTTTTAATTTATATAAATGTTCTTTATCCACTCTAGCCAAACTAACTGATAGCACATAGTTCATCTTTCCCGATGTTTTGTTGCGTTTTATTCTATTGCAACCATCGGCATAAAGAAAGCCTAGCCAATATGCTTTCCATTCATTATCAATTTGTTTAAAATAGTCTTGATTAATATAGTATTTTCCATATCTGCTTTTATATAAATTCTCAATATCAACCTTTGGTTCGTATTCTTTGTTTACACCATAATATTTATTTGTTTTAATTCTTTTTTCTTTGACTAATTTATCAAAATAAAATGGGTTGGAATATCTCGCATCTACCACTTGTTTCCTTATTCCTTGCCCACTAGCGTAATTATGAACTTGCCTGTACTCTAATCCAAGATATTTACATATTTCATTAGTACGCATAAAAGGATAATTTTTTTTAATATATTCCTTTTGTTCTTTTGTTAATCTCCGTTCTTTCATGTGTGGTAAACCTCACTTTTTATAATACTTTATTTTTTTTACTTATTCCCCTGCTACATATCGCCCAAAATGTCTGGCTGACTCCCATTAGATACAACATAATATGTTGAAATGGTCGCAATTTAATCCTCAACCGTTGTTCGATATAAATATTTATATTTCTACGATAACACGTAGCCCATTGTTTAACCCGTTTTTTCTTATCTTGTTCACTAAGTTTTTTAGGTCTATTAGCCTCACGTTTTCTGCGTTGAGCAAGGACTCCCCAATATTTTCCCTCCTGTAATACGGTAGCCTCACTCATCATCGTCACCATACTTGCTATCTTCAGCTATTTCATAATCCTTAGAACCTGCAATTAAATTCTTAATAGGTCTAAGCACCCATTTTATCCAATATTTATGTATTCCAAGCCAATCTTTATACAAGTCTTTATCGGCATAATATTCAGCTGGCTCATAATGTTCCATCATATATATATCGTTTTCAAGATATTTTTCTGCCTCTGTTTTCTCTTTATCAGTCGAAAACTTATCTATCCCAAGCTCCTTTGCAATATTCGCTTTAAGAGCCATATTGGTTTTGACCTCTTCCATATTTTTAACTTTAAGCTCGCAAAGACATAAATCTCGATACCTGCTCGCCTGATACTCAGTAAGTTCCATACCATCAGTGTACACAGTAAATCTATACTCAAGATAGCTTAAATCATCAACACTAAACGAATCGCCCCATAGCATCTTGAGTTCTTTTATCTCGTTTTCACGTTTAAAGTTCGCATCCTGTAATGCTGAAAATTCGCCCATACTAACATCGGTATCATTGAAACTTTCCCATTTATCTGTTTTGCTGCGTAGCATATTGAGCATTTTTATATACTCACCAAGATAATTTATCTTCTTGCCTGCATTTACTTTAATCTTTTCATTCAACCGTTCATACACAGAACTCCTGAATGGAATATTTAAAGCTGCACAAGTGTACCACAATGCCTTCTCAATACTGCTAAACCTACGCAAATTTTTCTGCATTATATCCAATGCACAATCCTTGCAATACAATAAAACCCCATTTCCATGTAGTGGATTAGGGCTTTTATAAAAATCCTCTATTGGTAGATTACGCCTGTGAACTGCACAATAAGAGTCTTTAACATTTTTTGGCACTGCCATAATCTCACCATCCTTTTATTCCTTAATAGTGAGGGTTTAACCTGCCCACCCACAAGGTATCAAAGAAAGGAAATCTATTTCTTGGAAGTATTTACTAAACTTTCAATTCTTGTTGTGAGGTAAGTTTCTAAATCACCAAATGTTTCAACAATATATTTCTGCGCATCAGCCGAAAGTAAACCAATTACATTATTATAACACATCTTAAATGCCTCTTCCTGTGCTTCCTTAGTAAACGCATTTTTCTTCTTGAGCGTGTCAACATAAGTCTGGTTTACAGCAAGTACACAATTTGTAATAGTTTCAGTTATCATATCCGCGTACTTTGTCACAAGCGCATTATCAGCCTCATCTTTAATCTGTGCCGACCTCTTCTTTAAGTAATTGATTGCAAATCCGCATAATGCAGTAAGTAACGCACCTGCAAATGGAGCTAAAATTTCCAATATTTGAGCAACTAATTCATTCATAGTTCTTCATCCTCGCTTTCCACATTTCCTTTATTTTCTATGCACTTGGTTATATTGCCTGCGATAACAATGGAGCAACCTGTTGCAATAACCCATTTACCCGCTGAAAATATGTTATTAATCAAAGTATCATTCAAATCTTTGCCAAACCAAGTACTAGTAAACCCTATTGTTATAACAGCCAACCACACAAGCAAAACACCAACAAAGGCGATTTTTCTTGTTTTCCATTCTTTTGGTTGTCTGTTACTAAACTTACGATTAAGCCACTTTACTAATCTGCTTTTTTTATTTGACATAAGTTCCCTTATCTCCTTTTGCACAAACCCATCCGCTTGCAAGTTTTAGATATATTCTGCCTCTGCTATCGTATTGAACATCTTTGCACATGACAGTTGTACCCCTTTTGAGAATTGCCTTGCTGCCACAATCTGCTGTTGCACATTTTTGCAATGCAACAGGTAATTCTCCCCGCCCCAGAACTTTCTTTGAGCCTGCTGCTCTATAAACTCTTCTGTCAGATGTTAATATGTATTTTTTGCCTATAAAATATCCCCCATACAAATCTGCTCTAAATTTATCCCACTCAGCATTTTTAGCTCCAGCCCAATATGCAGGACATTTCTTATGAGTTACATCCCAGTGGCGCAATTGCTCGCTCTGTTTAAACCCGTATTTGATGGCAAGTTTTTTGCCATATTCAACGGCATTCTTTCTAGTTTTTGCCGATATGTTATGCTTGCCATCACGCTTGGTGTCACATAATTCAATACCTATACTATTATAATTCCTGCAATCTTTATGATAATACTTCCCGCCAACGTCGTGACCACAGTGCCACGCAATACGGGTAAATTTTACACTGCAAATAACACTATCGTCATCTATAAATCTATGCGCTGAGGCTTGTCTGTTAGGACTGGTGAAATAATTAGCATTAGCCTCATCGGTGTCACCATCATTGCCAGTATAATGCCACACACAATACTTAACGGTAGCCATATTTCTACTCTCTCCGTAATTGGATTTATGCGCATAATTCTTTTTAATTACATAGCCCATTTCCTTTTATTTCCTTTCTATAAATTTCCTTACAAATGAAATAAGAGCAGTTTTCGCTGCTCTTATCACATAGGTGGTTCAAAATGATTAAAAGAAAAAACATTTTTGTTGTTAAATTGTTGGGTGCAGGAGGCAGATTCGAACTGCCGTTCTTCAGGTTATGAGCCTGACGAGATACCACTTCTCCATCCTGCGACATTAAACTGCATACAAGATTTATTAGTTTTTTTTATTGCTCTCCCCATCTGAGCTACCCACCGTAATTTCGGTGAGGTGGGACTCGAACCCACGACCTATAGCTTGCCCCAAAAATAATTGCTGTTAAAATCTTTTGCAGTTATAATAGCATTTTTAACTTTTACAAGAATACTATAACTTGTAGGATAATCACCTTCATCTTATAAAGATGTCCATTCAAGTTTATCCGTATGAATGGCTGTTATTGGCAACGGTGGCTGGTGCCGCCCCAGCTAATGTCAGTGTCAAAGACTGATGTGTTATCTGATTCACCACACCGCTATAACATTGCACGAAAGTTTGTTGTCACCACTCCTATACTGGCAAGAAAAAAAAGGGGAGGCTGAAAGTAACCCGTTTAATATCAACTTTACGCTTGCTGCTTAACTTTCGTGCAAAGACACCTTTTGTACACTAAGCACATAGGCAATCTATATCAACCATTGGTTCTCTGGTTAATATCTATTCAATATGACAAAATTGGCTCTTTATCTCTTTGTTTGTTGTATAATATGCCAATTTTGTCTCGTAAATCATATCCCACCGCTTTCCAGTGGGGTTGTTCTCGCTTATGTTATATCTATCCCTTTGAGAACCCGCCTTGTTTTTAGCCATCTTCCGCCATATGTCCCATACACATAACACTTAGGTTTCAGATATTAGGATAGAATATGTCGTATATAGTATGTATATGACCAAACTATTTTAATGTGATACATTCGTATCTTGGTGACATAAGCTGCTCAACTAAAACCTCATATGGGTCAAGTTTGCCACTCATTACCATTTTAACTACATTTACGCTAAATCCGCTTACTAATGCAACACCTAATTCATTCTCTTTAACAGGAATACCATTAGTGCGACTATTTACATTCCAGAATACTAACCTTGGCATTTTATAGCCTGCTTCGGTGAATTTTTGCTCAATAGTCTGGAATAATGTTTCATTAGGTCTGCCACACACAGCCATATTAAACTCCATATCTGAGATGACTAATACATTCGCAGGAATGTCATCTTGTGTTGCATTTGATTTAATTGCTGTTTGTAATATTAAGTCAAACGTTGCCCTAATATTCGTAACAGCTACTTCGTTATGCACTCTAGCAATATTTAACTTATCTTTAAGGGTTTCGCCCTGCGATAAATCAACTAGCTGCGGTCTTCCACTAAATGTAATATATTTATCTTTAAACTCACCCCTCGACCTTTCAGCAAAGTATATGGCAAGTGAATTTGCAACTTCTAAAGCAGTCGTTCTAGCTTTTGGATCAACATTAACAGTCATACTGCCCGAACCGTCAGCGACCACAATTGTATTTCCGCAACCCTGTACTAAGTTAGGTAGTGCCTTCCACATTTCCTCAAGAGTTATATCGACTTCACTTATAGGCTTCCACAAGTCTATTCCATATTTATGTACAATATCGTGCGGAAACGCTACGCTTGAATTTATCTTAACTTCGCCTTTCTGAAGTTTATCAAGGTATTCAGTTCTACGGGCTTCATCATGCCTCATAAACGCATCTTTATAGATAAGATTTGCTTTGCTTGGAACTGCCGAATAATCTATCTTATCCCATTCGTTTGCACACATTTTTCTCTCAACGATATTAAGATATTTTCTTAAAGCTGATAAAACCTGTCTGTACTGCTTTGATGATAGCCCAAACCCTTTTCTTAAAATTTTTGCATACTGCTGATTTTGTTTAGATGAACAGTTTTCGCTACACAACCATTTTGCCAATAATGAAACTCTTTGCATTTTTCTTCTCCTTGTTTTATTAATCTATGACACTATAAGATTTGATTTATAATTTCCCACTTTCTCCCTAATTTAATGTTATAATTATCATATAAATAAAATGCTATTTTACCAACTTGTTTATTCCCACCATATCGTATTCTCCACACTCCGTCACCTTTGGTAACATTACTTCTTGTTGAGGTAAATTGAGCTATATAATTATGAATTGCATCTAAAAACACTTTATTATGAGAACAAATCTCAACACTAGCTTGTCCTTTTTTTATTTATTGTTATACACCCATTTCCATCAAAATATCCCCTAATAAAATGCCACTTAAAACAATCTGGTATATTTTGAAATATGTAATCACTATCCGAATAGGTTTTATTTGGAATTACTCCCATATCCATAATTCTTTTTACAAAATTCACATCATAAACAGCTAAACGAATTTGTGGATATTCTTTATTGTTAAGCATTTTTGAATAGTAATATATATTTCCATTCAAAAATTGGTTTAGTTCTAATAAAAAATCTTTGTCTTTTAATGCCAAATCAATCTTCATAGTAGTATACCGAGTTTTATTTAAGCTATCATATAATATAGTTCCATCTGCATAAATAAAACCTAATAAATATGCTTCTAACCCATTAACTACCTTATCTCTTTGAAATAAATTACAACTCATCATATCTACCTTGTTTTTTAATGATTTCAATATCTTGGTTCAATTTATTTGCACAATATTCAATAACATCATCTCTACATTGTGTATCTAATAGAACCCATAAATCATCAAATCTTGCATATTCTTCAATATGAGGAATAAGCATTTTGGCAATATCTGGATAAGTATTGCCTAAATATTTAAAAATCACTCTAAATAACCTTCTCTCACCTAATCCTTCACGAATATCTCTCGCAAAGAACAACCACTTTACAGCAAGTTCTCTATCCTCAAAGAACGCCTTAGTAAATTTTTCTACTATCTCAGGTTCACTTGCACTTCTTAAACTTGCAACCGCAAAATTTAAGTCAAGCAGTTCTTTTCCTGTTGTGCGATAAGCCACCGCACCATTCTCTGTCAATGTCTTTTCGTCATTCAGAGTTTTCTTCATTTCATTCATAAAATCCATAATTCCATAAATCCTTTCTAGGTGCAGGTTGTACATTTAACAGATGTAGCCTAAAAAATTGCTGTATGCACCTAATGTATTTTATAATACTAACAATAATATTATCATAGGAGGGCGGGGAACTGCGGACTCGCACCGCCATCGGCTCAATTTTCTTTTAAAATCATCTTTTTCTATAATACTTGCAAGTTGCTGTTATTATCTTACACAAGATAATATTTCGTATACTTGCCAACCCTGCTCTTGTCGCAGGAGTTCCCCATATTATCGAGGTGCTTTATATTTATATTTAAAACAAGGAAGGAGAGTTTTAAAACGCTTTTAATTAAAAGGATGTTATCATCTAAAAATCGTTTTGCTGTAAGCACCTCTATTTAATTCAAGACACGTTTAACAATAAGAAAATTTCAAGTTCTCCGCTATTAAAACATTTGCTGCCCGTATCTTATGTACCTATTATACCACAAGAGTGTGCTGTCGTCAATAGGAAATTTGCACTTTTATAAATTTATTTTATATGTGCAAACATCTGTGTCAAATATCTGCAGTATCTGATAAGGCTTAGTGTTGCACCTCAACCCCATAGCATATTCATCTGTAGACACAATACTACCATTAACAACAATCTCTGTACCATTGTCATCCTTTAAATTCATATGGTGTATATGCCCAAAGTAGATTCTATCTGGCACTTGACCTAATAAATTGACTGCATGCAATTTGATATTATTTAAGCTATCTTTGTCGCCATGCGTCATAAACACCAACTGGTCTTTAACCCTAAACGTAATCCAATCTTCAAGTCCATTAGTTGCCACTACAACATTAGGCACACGCATTTCTATATACTTAAAGATAAGACGTTCAAAGTTCTCTGCGGGCATATTGGATTTTTTATCAGCATTTACTCTTGAATGATTACCGATTACACCCCACACCTTAACTTCTGGCACATATGTTTTAAGTTCATTGATAAAATGTGCGAGTAGTTCACTCACATTAATAACCTGCGAGATTAAATCTTCCTCAGCAGCAACCCTGCTTTGCAAATGAATTGCACCACATATTAAGTCGCCTGCAAGCCCTAGGTTTAATTTCTGTACCCTATGAGTTGTGCAATAGTAAATAGTCTTTTGCAGTAATGTTTCAAGTCGCTCTTTTGCTATCTCTATGTTGTATTCATTCAACACATTATCTATTTCTAAGCCATAGTGAAAATCAGAGATAATCAGCACCGCTTCCACACTGGTAGGATTGGGGTTGTATGCAGTATTCAACTTTAACGGCTCAAGTTCTGCAACTTGTTTTCGACATATGTCGATAAGATGTTCATAACGAGCGGTTTCTCTGAGTAGTTTGTTATATTCTCGCCTTTGGTCTTGCATACGGCACTTTTCCTTATATAATTCCTGCCTAAGACCCTCTAACCGCTCAATCTCATCATCTGTATAAAGTTCGTTTTCTATCTTATCCTGAAAATATTTATATACTCTATACCCCGAATATCTGCCTACATTGAATGATTTGCGCAAGCTATCGGGGTGGCAGTTAAGGTCGAGCTTATCTACAAGTTCAACCCACTCGTAATCATTATTGCCCTCAACTTTATCCACCAGTATATCTAATTCGTCTTGATATGTTCTAGCCATATTAGTATTCCTCAGTAACCTTAAATGAAATCTGTCTATCTATGCTGTCGTTAAGAAGCATCAGCATATCAACAGTATCTTCTAACCCCTCTTTACCATAAACTTCAACAATAAGATCGCCCTCATCAGTTTTAACTAGTGTGCCAACTAATTCTGTTGTTTTCTTTATTGTGTAAGTATCTCTCATACTTGCCTCCTGTCCATAAATCCTTTATTCTTCTGTATTGTTATCTTCATCAAGGTCGTACTCCAAGGCATCAAAACCCATTTCACTCTCTGCCTTAGCATTTTTCGGGTCATACAATCTCTGCCCCTCATCCCTAAGCATTGTCTTAACTAACGCTCTGCGTTTTTCTTTGAGGTCAGAAGATGGTTCGATTAACTGTCCCCTCCTGTACGCCTTTTCCTTTTTTGCCCCAATAGGGCTATTTACGCTTTCCATAAATTTTTCCGTTGCTTTGAACCTTATGGCGAAATAAGGGGGGACATATTTATATACCATCTTTGCCGAACCAAAAGTTTCAGGCATTAATTTGTCATATCCACCCTTTGGAATTGCACCAAAATATCCCATTCCTTTAAGATATACAGCCTCTCTGAGTTGTAATTCCTCGACAATATATTCATAAATTGCATCATATACCTTTTGGATTGTCTTAGGTTTGAGATGAGCCTTATATGAAACGACCTTTAGTAAGTCAGAAAATGGAGCAGCTTGTTCTTTTTTAACTCGCTCCTTTCCCTTTTCATAACTATTCTTCTCCTTCGTAGAGTCTGTCATAGATACCATCCCTTTCTACACTTGGCTGACCTACAAAATCCTCATCATCAAAATCCTCGCTCTCAAAATTCATTTCATCTAAATGTTTTGAGAATTTCTCATAATCTTCAGGAGTCATATCAATCATAACCCTGTTGCCTTTTCTGTTTGATTTAAAAGCATGCCCCTCAGTCACTTCTCTGACTTTTTGCACAAAGCTCTTGTGCATAGTAAAGGTTGGATAATTATATTCTTCCTTTGGGCTACTCCAACTCATTTCACCGCCCTTAGTAACATCAGGCATTAATCTTGGTTCTTTTGGTGGTCTATATTTTAAGCCAAAATACCCTATCCCTCTTAATTCTATTTCCATTCCATTAAGGAGAGATGTGCGGATTACATATATAAAATCATTAATAACCGCCCTACACTCTTTTTGGCTTAAGCCACACAGTGCTGAAACTGACTGCACCGTTTTATCTAAATTTAATCTAGCCATTATATCATTCCTTTCATTTTCCACAATTCCGACAGCCTATACTATCACATAGGCAGTTAAAAGGGCAATTTTCCTTCGACCGCCTACAGATATTGAAATTTCAACAATCTTCTTAGTGTTTTCATTTTATGCAAAATCTTATAACTTCTTTTCAGTGCTACATTTTTATGTAGGTTTTGCGAAAACTTTAAGTAGATTTTTCGGGTTAATGCTATATAATGTTTTAAGTAAAATCGCCTTGTTTTTATTTGTATAACACGATATTGTATCACGATTTGATTGCATATTTGGAGAGATTATAAACGCTCTATCCACAAGCCAACTAAATAATCCTACATACTGTTGACTTATATACATACGCTTAATATCCTCAATTAACGCCTCAAACTCATCTTGCAACCAAAGTGCATCATATGTTTCTTTAATATTATTATAATATCCAATCGCATAACGTTCAATTAAATCTTCGACCTTATGTGATTTGCGCCTATTTTCCTCAAGTGGATATTTTACAAAGAAATCACTCATTGGTCGTGTAGGCTCTAAACTGCGAGAACCTACTTTTGCAGGCTTATAATCAAACAAGCTATTCATAGGACATTTGAGGTTGTAATTAATCTTGCTCTTGCTAATATCTGGGCGAACTAAAAGCCAGAATTTTGGATAGCCGTGTTGCTTAATATTCATATCAGTCTTAATACGTTTGATTTCGGCGGAAAGGTCTATATCAAACCGCCTCTTAGCATTATCGATTGCGCATTGAGCCAATACTGACAATATGCTAACATAATCATCGTACTTGCTATCTGCAAAATTATATGAATATGTTAATGCCATTTGCGCCAAATTCGAGCTTTCCCCTATTGCCCTCTGCGACTTGGCGAGATTATTGTCAATGTTTGCATAGGTTTCCATTGAATAATTGTATATATTTTTTTCTTTGGGTATATTGTTTACTATTGTAGGATAATTCACATAACAGTCCTTAGCGTGTTGTGCGATTTGTGGTTGGTTGGTACAATATATTGTATCTGAATCAAAATCACCATTGTATTATCGTAAAGGCTCTTTATCCTCTACTTCTTATAGTTTCCTATAAGGTTAGACTATCTCATTACCATATCATTTGACTTAGGTATGCGGAACTCGTGGGCGAGCTTATTGATTGCCTACTCACTCGCCTAGTCGTTGAACCTGCTTGCTACTTTTATGGCTTTCACAAGATTGGCTGCGGATTAACATTTATATTATTTCTCAACAGTATAAGTAGCTTTCCCGCAATTCACCGCATTATTCAATTAATGTTTCCATTAAAGGGGGCATGATTTCTTTACCCATTGGCTCTATCCTGCAAATCTGTATGCAGGCAATTCACCGCTATACACTGCTCTCCTACCTCAATATACCTATCTAATAAATCACTATGTACATTATACAATGCCAATATATTCGATTTACTATTATGTGGACTTCTAAAGCCTGCAATACTCTCACCGCACTTAAATCTCTTAGTATAGCATTGTATCTCATTCTCCATAGGTTTCAATGTGTCATCCTTTTCAACATCTTCACCCACCGAATGTAGCAGCATTGCATATGGAGAGCCCACCATTACCAAGTTATCTCCCTCTTGAATAATCTTACCCAACTTTAACCGCTTTACATACTGTCCGATAATCTTGCCTTTGCGCTTGCGAAAATATGAACTGCATATGAAGTCAGGATTTTGTCCACATAACGCAACCAAGACCTCATAATCATTGGAAAAGTTGCTATTATCTCTAAGATAATTCAAGAAAACTTCATCATCTCGCTTGAGAGTATCCACATATTCTTTACTTTTGGCAAGCACATCATCCATAATATCCTCATTCAATGTATTCACCATTTGGTAGCTCATTTTCTGTACTTCACCCAGCTTACTCTTGTGTGCGGTTTTGACTATTCCAAACTTACATCCATTAGCATATACCTTGTCACACCAGTAGTCGTAGGATATGTCAAATTTAAGGAATTTACAAGCATTATCTGTGGTTATCATCTTTATATCTTTGGCATAATGCTCATTACCAAACATATCCACAACTTTTGCGGTTTCATAATCCTCTTTAAAGTAATCCCTAAAAAACAATTGAATATTCGCTTTAAATGCCGCACACTTGGTCATATGATGCCTAAGTAATACATATCCATTGCCCCAACTAGGGAATATACTCGAATCAATCAACGCTTGCCCGTCAAACAATGTATTCCTTAACTGATAATCCTTAATTCTCCTAGCAATACATTCTTTGTTCCCATTAGTTTCAATGCTGATAACCTCACGATTAAAATAGCTATCCACATCTTTAAGAATAAGTATGTCTTTAGGATTAATTGTAACAGTACCCACAATAGAACTCGCCACAAGTGACACATACGCACTCGCCTCCACTATTGGTGAATTTTTCTTAGGTAGCTTATATCCCATATAAATAAAATCGTGTGCCTTTTTATAAAGCCGTTTATTGATAAAGATGCAAGAGCCTGTCTTAGCTTTGCCTGAACTACGATAAAGCATTTTATAATGAATTATCTCAACTTTCTTGACTTTGCCCTCTTTATCTCTTTGCACATATTGTACATCGACCCCATCAGTATAATACTCCAAGCGAATATCTTCAACCGAGATTTTCTTATATTTATCTTGGTTGGTGGCACACCTATCCAATGCTCTTTGTAGGTTGGATATGTATTCCTCATCTTGTTCCTCCTGTGGTTTAAACTGTTCAATGCTTAAATGCTCCTCAATCTTATCTTTAGTCTCCTCATAGCTCTTTGTGCCGAATGAAAAGTTAATACCTATAATGTCTCTCGTACGCCCATCTTTACTTACTTTAAGTCCATTATTTAGCAGAAAGTCTAATAATAAGCTATTGCTAAACATTGCGTTCGTATAAGAATAGTAATCACGCACACCTAAGTTATTTTCATACAAGGTTCCCGCCTCGATATTTTTTATCTTTACTCCATACTTACTTGCCATTCTTCCACCTCATATAAAAACTCATCTATCTCAAAATTATTTATATCTATTTCTTCTTCATATTCCCACTTATATCTATCAAACGGTTCTCGCCACTTATATTTCACATAACTTAATTCAGCCCAATCTTGAATGTCAAAGTTTTCCATAATGCCTCCTTTCATAGTTTTATATTTATATTGTACCACTTTTGGTTAATTTTGACAATAATAAATATATAAAAAGTTCGCAAAATGTTGACATCTCAATGTTTTTATGATATAATAGGTCATATAAATCAAAAAAAAGGAGATCTAAAATATGATTTATGATTATTTAGCCCCATTTGTAGAACAAGCTAAAGGTGATTTTTGCGGAATTGTTGAACCTAAGCATATTTTTAACACCAAAACAGAGTTTAAACAAGCAATGAAAAATAATCTTAAAGAGCAGCGTAAATATTTAACCTATAAGAACAATTTTGAAAGTTCTACTTGTGATTATATTAAGAATATGATTATCAAAAATTTTAATTTGCAATCAGCCCAGTTCATTTCTGAACTAAATGGATATAATCTTACTACAATTAAGAACAAAATTGAAGCAATTGCTAATGAAATGATTGATTTCTGTGATAATCTAGGCATACGAGTGCTAAATCACAACAATATCCGACTAAAATTAGAGCAAGCCGAACTTGAGAACGATTATATCTTATTCCAAGCAGAGCAGAAATACAAGAAAAAGGAAGAAGCTAGGCGGATTAGAGAGCAAAATAAAGCTGAAAGAGAATGGCAAGATAGATTTGCTCAACTAAAGTCACAAGAACTGGTATATGCGGAACTTGGCGAAGAAGAAAAGTGCAAAGAGATTAGAAAGAAACTTGACGAAGCGACACATATGCTTAGACATCAGCGTGCAGGGTGGGTGTATATTATATCGAATGAGGATATGGCTGAAGGGTGTTGCAAAATTGGTTTAACCAAAAGACCTTCTCCTATTATTAGAATTAATGAACTATCAAATGCTAGCCACGCTTTTCGGTTTAAAATTCATGCTATCATTTATTCGGAAGATTGTTTCGGACTAGAAACAGCCTTGCATCGTAGATTTGCAAATAAAAGAGTAAATAAAGATAATTGGCATAAAGAATTTTTCTGGATAACACCCGAAGAAATTCAAAAAGTTTTAAAAGATGAGTTCGGGATAGATTGTGCAATGCATGATGACATTTACGAAGATGATGAGTTACTACAGCAATATTATGATTTTAATTTTAACGAGGAGGATTTATAATGAGCGATTTTCTGAAGAAATATGTTGGTACTTACAGAGTCAAGGCACACTATGACCTTGAAACAAACGATTTTCCTAGAGATTACAACGGAGATATAGATAGCAGTTTTGATGACTATTATATCTCGTGCAGGAATGGCGGTGAAATTAAACATATATCCTACACTAGCAACCTGATGTACTATAACGAGAAGATCAGTATAGTGTACAGAATACTCAAGGAGTTAATCAAGCATGAATTAGATATTGAAGCTGCCACAAGAGCCGATGTCGAGAATAATATGAGCAAGCTGAAACTTGTATATAATATCGACCTAATGAATAGTGAGGGCAGTTTTGAGTTTAAGGCAGATAATCTCGCAGAACTTGCCAAATTCTTAAAACCACATACTAACGGCAGTAGCGTCCCGCCACTATCCCCAAAGAACCTGCCAAAAGCTACATATGAAATTCCGCCTGCTGACCTGAATAAGTATAGAAAACTAGTTAATTCGATTAGTGACGATAATGTGGTTAAAATGCGAACCATCAATGAGATAAACGGCAAATTTAAAAAAGAAGTATTAGGCGAGGGATATTTAAAAGAACAGAGAAAACTGGCATTAGGATTTAGAGAGTTTATACATACAAAGGGCTTATGGTGTGAGTATTTAGATTATATTGAGAGTACAATAAGATAAAAATAAGAGCAGGTTATTTGCCTGCTCTTTCTTGTGTTGCGGTTTTGTAGTCTTGGTCAAAATCATATGATGTATCAAGGTCAATTGTAGCATTGATTAAATTTTTCTTAAACTTATTACCTAATTCCTCGAATTGTTTTGCCTCATAAAGACGGTCTTGAACCTTGAGATTAAGTGCTTTGGAATAATTTGTCTTTAGCATATATTCCATACGATTTTGATTTAAAACAATGGCATAACATTCATAAAATCCATCATAACCCAGTTGCTCATTACACAACTCATTGCAACGGTTGTAATACTGCTCAATTTTATGCTGATTGCTAAAATGTAAATCTCTCATATTCTCTATATCCATCTCGGTTAATACATCGCCACAAATCTTAAATAACGCCTTACCCTCATCACTTGTAATAAGAAAACGCTTATTAATAATATTCCCATCATCCTTTTTGATGTATACTACATACGCTCTTTGCACGCTTAAAGAAAATTCATTATCCATTGATTTAATAGCGTCACGCATCAATGGTTTGATAACATCATATGAAACGTTCACAAATCTTTTAAGTTGATCGCTACCTTCCCCATGTTTTCCAAATTCATCCCTGTGCATCATAGCAATAGTCCAAGTCTTAAAACCTGAGGCATTACGAATTTCGTTAAAATTCTTGTTTACCATTCCACACATTTCCATAAGTTTAGGCATTGTAATATATAGAATACCATTAACAAATTTTTCTTGTACTTTTTCGCTTAATAACGCTTTTGCTAAAGAACATTTAATTAAATGTGTGTAAGTTGCCTGATGTTGAAATACTTCAATATCTCTTTCGTCTCTTATTCTAATAAACCTGAACTTGCTATTCTCTTTCTCGTATTCGCAAAGCATATTAATCATATCAAGTTGCCTAAGCTGAGAATTTGCCCCGCTCGGAGCGATTGGTATTCCTAATATTCTACAAAATTCCCTATATCCATACAGCTTGTCAGAATTAATTAACTTATAAAACGCTTCGGGTTTTAATCCCTCAAGCCAATCTTTTTTCTTGCTTCTTTTTTTTTCTGCCATCCCAACTCCTTTACCACTGTTTAAAAAACTTATGTCCACCCTCAGTTAACACATAATTCTGACTTTCGTGCCAACTACTTGTACAATACTTAGGAGCATAAAAATATAATATAGGTTCACTGGTTGCAAGTTCGCCAGTTCCAAACACCTGTTTAACAGCTCGCTTAACGTCTTTATTAATATCCTCTCGCCAACCCGCATACTGATACTCTGTGCGGATAATAGATGGTGGCAAATCTTCCTTTAAGCACGCATTAAGTATGCACTGAGCCACAAGGAGCTTACCTTTGTAGCTTTGGTGTCCCGCCTCTCCCATCACTATACATTCTACAATATAGCGTTCGTTCTCAGATAACTTATACCTGTCTTTCGGTATCTGTTGTTTATCTACAGATTTTTCTTCGACTTTTTCTACCTTTATGGGGTCTTGTATATCCTGAGTACAAATACCCAAATCATCTGTGCTTATTGTTCCAGAACTCAAAGAGATAAGTCCCGCAAGTATTGTTACTAAACATTTTTCTGCAACCATTTAAACCTCACTTTCTTATTTTAGCCCCATAGGAGCCACCCGACCACATAACTACCTAAATTGAATCCTATTGCGACAAGTATTGAGCCGCCAAACACCCCTACACAAAATTTACCTACCTGTTGCCATTTGATATTTTTCAATTTGAAATGCCTCCTTTGGTTTTCTATAAATTGTTTTATCAGCAAACAGCTCATCACGATTGCCCCACACATCGCAATCCTCAACTATGAAATCATTAAGCTCGCGCCATATCTTCCACCCATTTGCAGGATATTCAAAACTAATACCTTCAACGCATATATCCTTAGTAAAACCTGTTTTGAGGTCATAAAGAGTAAACACAAAAAATATGTCTAATCCACTCCTGTCATCATATGGTTTGCAAAAGCATTGTTTTTGCTTAATATAAAATCTGCCACGCCATAAATTATCATTGGCGACATTCTCGTTAATCAGTCGAATAACCTTATTCACCATTCGCTGATATTTTCTTTGATTTAGACTTGTTCGCATACCACTCCTCCATTTCTTTTAACTTACGCTCGGCAATAAGCATTATTTCTCCTCATTATTCATTACTGCTTGAGCAGCCTTTCTATGTTCAAGCATCATAGTTTTAACCGCCTTCATTTTTGCCTGCAAAGTTTTTACATAGGTTGGTTTATAATCAATATATTCCATAGATACGCATATAAGATTATCCATTAACGGAATCTGTTCGCTCCCATCACGCATATATGAATAAATTATCTGGAAGCGATTATCGGGTCGCATCATCACAGGCGACACTATTACATTCTGCCTAAAGATAAACGGATAAGTATAGACCTCCTCAAATCCCGCCTCCAAATAAATCTGATTGTCCTCAAGGTCATATTTGCCTTTAACAAGAATTTTCTTGCCTTTGAGTAACGGAGTATACTTTTTAACCGCCTCCTCATTAATTGCATATGTGCCTAGAATTATCACAGTATCCCATTCATTGACCCTATCATTCCACTCCTCAAGAATATGAGTTTCTAATTCCTCAGCGGTCGCAAACGGACAATCTTTAATATAATCTATATTTTGCTGCCCGAAACGTGTGTTGCCTATTATAAAAGTGCAAGTGTTCCCTGCATCCGCATTAACCTCCGCAAGCGTCATTGCCGCCCTGCGCTTTTGTGTAAAAGTTCTGTTTCTGTAATTAGTTTTCATTGCCGCTCCTTTCTAAATATTTTTTTATTAGTTCTCATTAGGCATCCTCATTGGACACACAAGTCCTACAAGCGTATCGTTTTCATAAATATAAACTATTGATGTGGTAGAATCTGGATTAGTCCCAAAGGTTGCTCCTTTATCAAAATAAGCAAGCAATTTTACATTAACCCATTTATTGCCTATCTTGGTGACTGTAATATCAACACCATTGTTGTTTATAACTTTACTGATATTTTCTCTGGTTGCAGGCTTTATGGTCTTGGTATCAGGATAAAAACTGTGAATATTACTCTCACCACCCTCATTTAATTTACTCACATCAATCTTAAAGTCCGCCAATGGTATAAAGTAGCCCACAATGGAATCAAGTGTGCAAAATATTATTTCCTTTTCCTCATCGACCGCATACCATATGCGTTTATTTTTATTTTTAAGAGCCAAATCCTTTTTAAGTATGTCCGCCTGAATATTTATTAGTTTCATATAAACCTCCTTTGTTTCTTTCTGAATGAAAATAATCAAGTTAAATAATAACTATATCCCTTATGAGATAGAACCAGTATATGATAGTACGAATACTTTGCGTCCGTACGATTTATCATATTGAGTATTATACCACAAAAAGTGCCTAATGTCAATAACAAAATCAGCCCTTTGAGTGCCATCAGAAATGTTAAATCTATGTTAAGTCCTGTAAGCAAGTGTTTTCAATGGTTGTAGCGATTTTAACAGAAAAATGCACCAAAAAGTAAACCATTCTTCTCTACCATTAAGGTATTACCTAAGAAATATGGTTTACTTTTGCCGTAAACCCGTTCTTATGTCTACCATTCCGAGATACAACCTCGGCTTAGGGATGCGGAAATCCCCGCCCCTAAGAACCCAGCGGTCTGCTCGCTTCGCAGCAGTCGCTTAAATCCTACTGCGCTATCGCTTGTAGTCTTTTCGCTTTGTGCCTTGTCGCAAGCGTTGGGGCGAACACGTTGTGTTCTTTTGGCGGTCGCCTTACGGCTTCCCTTTTACGCCTACGGCGTTCACTCCTGCTTACGCAGTCGTGGCTTGATGAACATAAGCATTCAGATATTCTATTCTATTTATATTATATATACTATATTCTATTAATATTATTATATATATAAT